TACACTGGAGCAGCAGCTTGTGCAGTAGCACTACCTGCAGCAACTTCAGGAGCAATCGCTGTTTATGTTCAATCAAAAGATACAGCTGGTGGAACTAACACTTTAACTTTTAATGCAGCTGGCGATGATGTTTGGGCTACTGGTTCTTTAATAGAATCAAGAGCAGCAGCAGAAGTAACTTATGATACTTCAGCAGCAGGTGAAACATCATTAGTCTTCACACCTGTAGACGCAGCTACAAATCTTTTTACAACAGGAAGCATGATTGCTTTTATGTGTTTTGAAGATGGAACATGGCACATTGCATCTAAAATGGGTGGCGCAGCAGACGCTACTACTGGTGCATTTGCATTTGGAGCGTAATAATTAATTTAGTGTGGGCTTCGGCCCACACAAATTTTAAGGAGAAAAAATTATGGGAACAAGTATAGTAAGTCCTAAAAGTAAAACATTAGTCCCTGCTACAACATCAGCAGACGATGATTCTATTGCGGCTTCACAAACACCAGGTGGTGCAGGTAATTTAACTTTAGCTGGAACAGCATCAAGTTTTGCACCAGCAGGAACAGGATTATTTGTTACAATAACTGGAGACGGTGGAACTAATTTAACTGGTGTTACTTTTACAATCACTGGAACAAACGCTTTAGGTATAAGTGCTTCAGAAGCTCTTAATGGACCTAACGGAGCAGCTACAGTTACAAGCACATTAAAATATAATACTGTAACTCAAATAGCTGTAAGTGGTGGAACTACTACGGCAGTTAGAGCAGGAAACGCAGCAGGATCAGGAGGATCTGAGCAAACTGTATTTGCAGGTAGAACTAGATTAAGAGAATTATTTGGTACAACTGCAGCTACAGCCAATACAGTCACTACATTTTTTAATGGTGGTCAATCAAGAGGAAATGAATTGTTTGCTGTACAAAATCCTGTAGCAACTCAAACTTTAATTAATCCAGCTTCAGCACATGGAGGAATACTGGCTAATGAAGGTTTATCTGTAAATCTACCAACTAATAGTTTCGTAAGTTTAACAGTATATTTTGACGGGTAGGTAGCAATGGCTAATACTACTTCACAGGCCTACAGTTTTGATCAGGACCTGTCAATCGATGAAATTATTGCAGATGCATACGAGCGTCTTGGTTTAGTAGGTACAGCTGGTTATCAAATTAAAACTGCTAGAAGATCTTTAAATATTCTTTTTCAAGAATGGGGTAATAGAGGAATTCATTTTTGGGAAGTAGGAAACACAAATGTTAATTTAGTAGTAGGTTCTTCAACAAATGTAGATGCTACTGCTGAAGGTTCTGGGGTATATACTTTTTATAGAAATGCAAGTGATGTTCCTGGAGGTAATGAACCTCCACAAGCTACGACTGTACCAGACGCAAATGTTTTTGGTATCTCTGATATTTTAAATGTAACTTTTAGACAAAATTATAATACAACAAATCAATCAGACATTGGTTTAACAAAGGTTGCAAGAGATGCATATTCTGCAACAGCAAACAAAGCATCACTTGGAACACCTTCACAATTTTGGGTACAAAGATTTATAGATAAAGTTACAATAACACTTTATCCATTACCAAATGCAACAGCTGCATCTAACTTTATAAACGTTTATTATGTTAGAAGAATTCAAGATGCAGGAGCTTATACTAATGCAAGTGACACACCTTTTAGATTTGTGCCTTGTATGATTTCAGGACTTGCATATTATTTATCTATGAAGTTTGCACCACAAAGAACACAAGAAATGAAACTGCTATATGAAGATGAATTAGCAAGAGCACTATCGGAGGATGGATCAGCGGCGAGTACGTTTATTACACCGAAAACCTATTATCCAAATGTATAATGGCAAGATTTGCAAAAGGAAGCAGGGCATTAGCAATATCAGATAGATCTGGTGCAGCTTTTCCATATAGAGAAATGGTAAAAGAATGGACTGGAGCCATAGTACATATTTCAGAATTTGAACCTAAACAGCCGCAACTAGAACCACATCCTGTAGGAGCTGATCCACAAGGTTTAAAAAACGCTAGACCCGCGAGAGTTGAGTTTCCAGTGCAAGATATTTTACCAGAGAATCCATTTACTACAACTGCTGGTTCTCCAACATTAAGTGTTTCGTATCCATCAAATCAAATAAATGAAGGAACAACACATGTTAGATTTAGAGCGGTTAAATCAATAGTAGGTGGTGTTGCAATATCTACATTAGAATTATCAGCAACATTAAATGGTGCAATTAATGATACTGCTACTACAGTTATTTTAGATGACGCTACTGCTTTTCCAACATCTGGATTTATAGTTATTGAAAAAATAAATGCTACAAGTGGTGCGTTTGAAAATGAAACTATTCAATATACAGGAAAAGCTGGAAATAATTTAACAGGTTGTACACGTGGAACAGCAGCACCTTTTAGAGGAATAACACCATCAAATACAACAGCTGGATCTCATGCAAATGGAGCAAAAGTATTTGGTTCTTATTTAGCAACTGCAATTGCAACAACAGAAGCTACAGGAGCTCAGCCTGCTACAAGAACTTTATATAATTCTATAACTGTGCCTTTAGTATCTAATGCTGCAAGCACAGAAACAGGAGGCGGTTTTCAATGTACAATTGGACCAGTTAATGATAGAGCTTAATTATGGCATATAGTTATTCAGATTTAACAACAGATATTAGAAATTATACAGAAGTAGATGCTAATGTATTCACTGCTGCTATTATTAATGGATTTATTCGTAATGCTGAACACAGAATTAATTTAGATTGTCCTATGGATTCTGATAGAATTCAAGCAGAAGCACAATTTGCACAAGATTTTAATACAATAACAATGCCAATAGGAACTTTATTTGTAAGAGGTATTCAAGTATTTAGTTCAACAACTGCTACTACAGGTGAGGGAGTATGGTTACAAAGACGTGATCAAACTTTTATATCTGAGTATATAGGGGAGTTAACAGGTACTGAAGGAAGTCAAACAGCTCAAGATGTAACTGGTCTTCCTAAATATTATTCTATGTTTGGTGGTGCAACTACAGGAACAAGCACAGCAACTTCAGGAGCTATTTATGTAGCCCCTACACCAGATCAAAACTACAAATATATTATTCATTATAATGCTTTACCCACAGGTTTAGAGACTAATACAGGAGGAACATATGTTAGTAATTATTTCCCTCAAGGACTACTTTATGCTTGTCTTGTAGAGGCATATGGGTTCTTAAAAGGTCCGACTGATATGTTGACATTATATGAGGGAAAGTATAAAACTGAACTACAAAAGTTTGCAGCAATGCAACTTGGAAGAAGAAGACGAGACGATTACACGGATGGTACAATTAGAATTCCAATCGAGTCACCGCCTCAGTAATAGGAGAATTTTATGACAATAACATCGGCAATATGTAATAGTTTTAAACAAGAACTTTTAGTAGAGGGTCACAATTTTACTAATGGCACAGACTCATTCAAATTAGCTTTATTCACAGAAGACGCAACTTTAAATAAATCAACAACAGCTTACACTGCACCTGCAGATGGTACAGCAGATCCTACAAACACTAAAGAAGTTAGTTCAACTTCAACTGGATATACAACAGGTGGAAATGCTTTAACAAGTACAACTCCAGTTTTATCTGGTGACACTGCTTGTTGTAAATTTGCTGACACAAGTTTTACTTCTGCTTCTTTTACAGCAAGAGGATGTTTAATTTATAATTCAACTAATTCTAACAAAGCAGTTTGTGCAATTAATTTTGGTGCAAACAAAACTGTTACGAGTGGAACTTTTACAATTCAATTTCCAGCACAGACAGCAGGAAACGCAATCATTCAGATAGCATAGGAGTAAAAAATGGCTGACGTTACATTTACAGTAACGGGTCTTTCTTCTACTTCAAATTTAGGAGACCTGACTTATTCAGGAGCTTCTGAAGGATGGGGACGTTTTTCATGGGGTCGTGCTGATTGGGGTGATACTAATCTTGTTGTACAAGGTTGGGGTCGTGACACTTGGGGTTTTCAATCTTGGGGTGACACACCTATTGTTTCACTTACTGGTTTATCTGCAACAACAAGTATTGGAAGTGTAGATACAGAAATAAGACCGGGTTGGGGTACACTTACTTGGGGCCAAAATGGTTGGGGATCAATTGAAAGTGCAACAGAATCATTAACTGGATTTAGTTTAACATCAAGTTTAGGTACAGTCGTTGCAGAAGACGTTGTTGGATTATCTGGTTTTAGATTAACCAGTACTTTAAATTCTTTATCAGCAGTTTTCACTGATGCTACTATTACTCTTACTGGTCAGTCTTTAATATCTTCACATGGTTTATTATCTGTTGATGATCATTCAGTAGGTTTACAAGGTCAGTCAGCAACTTCTTCGGTTGGATCATTAACACCAGCTGATGTGATAGGATTAACAGGTCTTTCTGCGGATACAGATTTAGGAACTTTAGCTTTTAGTTCAAACCCTATAGTAAATCTAAGCGCTCTAACTGTGTTAGCAGCTCAGCTAGGAGGTATAACAGCCACTCCTGAAACTATAGCCACTCCTGCTGGTCAAAGCAGCACTACAAGTTTAGGAACAGTCACAACAGTTCAAGTGTCTAATGCCTTTCCAGAAGGTCAAATAGCTACGACAGGTTTAAATGATAGTAAATTAATATTAAGATATTATGGAAAAATTTCACCAAAAAACAGCACTGGCTATACTGACAAAACGCCTAAAACATCTGTCAGTGGATATTCAATCAAGACTCCTAAAAACACAACAGGATATACAACTTTAACATCATAATTATGTTTGACTTAAAACTAAATAACCAATATAAATGACAACAATTAGGAGAAATTAACAATGGCATCAACATTTTCACCTCTTGGAATAGAATTAATGGCTACAGGCGAAAACGCCGGTACATGGGGAACAAAAACTAATACAAACTTACAACTTTTTGAACAACTTACTGGTGGATATGCTGCAAAATCAATTGCAGGTGGAGTGCAAACTACAGCTTTAACTATTGTTGATGGTAATACAACTGGAACAGGTCAATTTAGAATGATCGAGTTTACAGGTACAATTACAGGAAATCAAATTGTTACAATTCCAAATGATGTAGAAACTTTTTACATGTTAAGAAATTCAACATCTGGAGCAAACACAGTTGAATTTAAATATGCTACTGGCAGTGGATCTTCTGTTACGTTTGGAACTACAGACAAAGGTGACAAATTAGTTTTTGCAACAGCAAATGATGGAACTAATCCAGATATTAAAGATCTAGCAATTGGTACAACTTCAGCTGCAGGATCAACTGGTCAAGTGCAGGTAAATAATGCTGGTGCTTTTGCTGGAATTGCTGAAGGAACTAGCGGTTTTGTATTAACATCAAATGGCTCAGGAGCAGCCCCAACAATGCAGGCACCTGCAGTTTCTGTAGGAAAAGCTATTGCAATGGCAATCGTATTCGGTTAAAAGGAAAAAGGAGATTAAAAAATGGCAAACCCAAATATAGTAAATGTAACATCGATCTTAGGTGGAAACCTTGGTTTTAATTTATCTAACACAACAACTGCAACTCTATTAACAGTTGATGCAGAAAAATTATTAAAAATTAATAGAATTACAGTTGCAAATGTTGACGGAACAAATGCAGCGGATGTAGATTTATTTATAGATGGTTTAACAACTGCTGGAGCAACAGGTATAACTCCAACGGGTGCCGACGCAACAGTTTACTTAGCAAAAACAGTTTCAGTCCCAGCTGACGCAACGTTAGTTCTCTCGGACACACCTATTTATTTAATGGAAGGTGATATACTGAAGGGTGGAGCTAGTGCTTCAGGTGACCTAGATTTATTTATTTCATATGAAGTATTAGACGACGCGTAGGAGGTACTATAGGCTATGGCAAATGGCGGAATAATAGGACCAGACAACAAAACGTCTTTTGGAAAATGCACTGTTACATCTAAAACAGCTAGCACACCAAGTGCACTAACAACACAACCAGGAACAAGAATAGCTAATATATTAGTTGCTGGTGGTGGAGGCGGAGGCGGTGGTGGAGGCCCTTCTTCAGGAGCTGGTGGTGGTGGTGGAGCTGGTGGAACTAGATGTTTAGAAGTAAATGTATGTGGTGCTAGCGCTTTAGGAGCTGTTACTATAGGTGGTGGTGGAGGAGCAGGATCTAGTTCTTCTAACGGTTCATGTGGATCAAATTCAAGTTTAGTTATAGGAAGCACAACTTACACTTCTTGTGGAGGTGGCGGTGGTGGTGGATCCAGTGCAAATGGTGTTGCAGGTGGTTCAGGTGGTGGAGCAGGTGAAGCAAAAGCTAGTGGAGATCCAGCACCAATAGGACCTCATCCAGGAGGAACAGGTGTGTGTGGTCAAGGAAATGCTGGTGGTAATACAACAGCATGTATTCAAAATGCAGGAGCAGGTGGCGGAGGAAAAGTAGCTGCCGGAACACCTGTAACAAATCCAGGACCTATAAATGGTTTAGGTGGTAATGGTGGAGCAGGTTTAACAATTTCATCAACATATCCAGGAGCACCTGTATCAGCTGTCGGTGGTGGCGGTGGTGGTGGAGGTTTTACTACAAAAGGATGTGGTGGAGCAGGTGGTGGTGGTAATGGGGGTTGTGGAGGAGGAACTACTCCAGGAGCAGCTGGATCAGCTGGAACTACAAATACTGGTGGAGGTGGTGGTGGCGGTAAAGGCCCATCTGCTGGTGGTGCTGGTGGTTCAGGAATAGTTATCGTAAAAGAATTAACCAAAGCTTCAGGGGTCTGGAGTCTTAATGAACAAATTAATGCAGTAGAAGATGGCACATGGCCTAAGAGAATAGCATTAGTAGATTATATGATAGTCGCTGGTGGAGGTGGCGGTGGTGGTCAAGGCGGTGGTGGAGCTGGAGGTTATCGTGCATCAGGATATGGACCAAGTCCATTACAAGGTTGTGCATTACAATTAAGTTTAGGAACACACTCAGTAACAGTTGGAGCTGGTGGTACAGCCGGATCTAATCCAAATGGAAATGGCACTGCAGGTTCTGGAAATAATTCAGTTATAGGAACTATAACATCTACAGGTGGTGGAGGTGGTCAACATGGAACTGGTAATGTTCCTGGAGCAACTGGTGGATCTGGTGGTGGAGGTGGTTACGCCGGCTGTGCTGGTTCTGGTAACACTCCTCCTGTAAGTCCTCCTCAAGGAAATAATGGTGGTGCTGGACACAACTCAGGATCTGGAACTGCAAAAGGTGGTGGCGGTGGTGGAGCAACTGCTGCTGGAACAACTGTAGGATCTCCTGCTAGTGCAGGTGGCCCTGGAGGAGCTGGAGCACCAAATGCAATTACAGGATCAGCAGTAACATACGCTGGTGGTGGTGGCGGTGGTGGAGATAGTAGAGGTGGTACTAAAGCTGGTGGTTCAGGTGGAGCTGGTGGTGGTGGAGCTGGAGCTGGTGGATGTAGTGGATCATGTTCACCTCATAATCTTGGAACTGCAGGAACAGCAAATACTGGTGGCGGAGGTGGAGCTGCTGGATTTGGTCCTAATTTTAATAATGGAGCAAATGGTGGTTCAGGTATCGTGATCGCGAGAGCAAATGCAGGCCAAGGAATTACATTATCAACAACACCAGGTGGTTCAGTTTCTTATACTAGCACTCCTGCTGGTTTAGATCAGATAGCAAGTTTTACAGCATCAGGATGTTTAACAATCAGTGATGGAGATCCAAATGTTGCAACGGTAGATTATTTAGTAGTAGCTGGAGGTGGTGGTAGTGGATCAGCCAAATGTGGATACGCATCAGGTGGTGGTGGAGCTGGTGGATATAGAGCATCAGGTTATGGACCAAGTCCATTACGAGGTTCTTCTTTAATTTTAGGTGATGGAGTTTATTCAGTAACTGTCGGTGCTGGTGGTACTGGTGGATCATCTGGTTCACATCCATGTAAAGGAGCAGCAGGAAATAATTCAGTATTTAATGTTTGTGGAGCGGCACCATTAAAAATTACATCAGCAGGTGGTGGACAAACAGAAGGTGCTGGAGGATCAGGTGGTGGTGGAGGTCCGGGTATTGCTTCTGGAGTGGCTTCTGGTGGTGCAGGAAATACTCCTCCCGTAAGTCCCCCTCAAGGAAATTCAGGAGGAAGTGGTGGACACTCACCTGGAGGTACAGCATCAGGTGGTGGTGGTGGAGCAACTGCTGCAGGTGGTAATGGAAGCACAGGTGGTGGTGGAGCTGGAGCTGGTGGAGCTGGAGCACCTAATAATATTTTTGGAGATTGTGCATCATACGCTGGTGGTGGAGGTGGTGGAAATAATAATACAAACACAAGTGGAGTAGGTGGAGCAGGTGGTGGTGGACAAGGTGGAAGAGGTCCTCAAGGACCATCATGCACAGCGCCACAAGCTGGAACAGCTAATACTGGTGGTGGTGGTGGAGGTTCTTATGCTTCTCCTCCTTCTGCTGGTTCAAATGGTGGATCAGGAGTAGTTATAATTAGAGGTCCAAGTTCTAAAACATATGCTGTAACACCAGGAGCTAATGCTGTTACTACTCATCCAGGTGGTGATAAATTAGCTAAGTTTACGGTTACTGGGACGTTGACAATTAGTTAAGATTAAAATATAAATATAACTTTTAAGGAGTAATAACATGGCACATTTCGCAGAACTAAAAACAAAAGTAGATCCTACTGGATTTACGTCAGATACTCATCAAATAGTTGAAAGAGTAGTAGTTGTAGGAAACGACTGTGTTCCTTCAGATATGCACCAAGATGGAGAAACATGGTGTATTAATTTTTTTAAAGGTGGAATTTGGAAACAAACTTCTTACAATCATAATTTTAGAAAACAATACGCAGGAATTGGAATGGTATATGATCCTGTAAAAGATAAATTTTTAAATTCACAACCTCATGCTTCATGGTCGTTAGATAGTAATGATGATTGGAAAGCACCAGTAACTTATCCAACAGTTACAGAAGAAGATGGTGTAAGATATCATATTGTATGGAACGAAACAAAATACAACGCTGACAACACTAAAGGTTGGGAAGCAACTAAATTAAACGACGAATCGGAAACACCTACCAAATACGATTGGAATGGCACAGCTTGGGTGTCCGAATAGGAGGACACTTAAATGCCTAGAGGCGGCGGTACAGTAAACGGCGGAGTAATTGGAAAAACGAATAGAACTTCGTTTGGAAAATGCACTGTTCATGACACAACTTCTACAGGTTCAACAACAATTACAATACAACCAGGAACTAGAGTTGTATCTAGTTTAATTATAGCTGGTGGTGGTGGAGGTGGTGGTTGTTTTCATGGTGGTGGTGGAGGTGCTGGTGGTTATTTATGTACAGAATTTAATGTTGCTACACCTTTTGCGGTAACAGTTGGAGGTGGTGGAGCAGGAGCTTCTCCAGGAGCAACAGCGAGAGGAACATCAGGAACTAATTCAACTATTTTATGTAGTGTAGCCATAGGTGGTGGTGGCGGAGGAACAGCTAGATCAGGTGTTCAACCTGGAGCTGATGGTGGATCAGGAGGTGGTGGAGCTGGTTGCGGACCTAATCCAGGAGGATCTGGAACTGCATGTCAAGGTAATGATGGCGGAACAGGTATTGCTGCTGGACCTAACTACGGAGCTGGTGGTGGTGGTGGAGCAGGAGCTGTAGGATCAAATGGAACTTCAACTGCTGGAGGAAATGGTGGCGCTGGATCAAGTGCATCTCCATTATCAAGTTGTACCTTTGCAGGTGGAGGTGGTGGATCATCTCATAGTCCTGGTGGATCAGCTGGATCAGGTGGACCTGGAGGTGGTGGAGCAGGAGCTAATGTAGGTGGCAATGGAACAGCAGGAACAGCAAACACTGGTGGTGGAGGTGGAGGTGCTGAAAGAAGTCCAGCTGGTACTGGTGGAGCAGGTGGTTCAGGTAGAATTATTTTAAAAGAATTAAATAAAGCAAGTGGTGTGTGGTCAATGCAAAGTCAATTTAGTGCAGTGGGTCAAGGAACATGGCCAAGATTTGTTCCAACTGTTTCAGGTATAGAATATTTAGTAGTTGCTGGTGGTGCATCTGGTGGTTGTAATGCAGCTGGAGGTGGTGGTGCTGGAGGTCTATTAACTAATTTTGGTGGAGCTGCAATTGACGTAGAAGTAGGTGATCATACAATAACTGTAGGTGCTGGTGGTGCTTCGATATCAGATGGTTGTAAAGGTGCTAATGGTACTAATTCAGTATTTGGATCACTTATAACTGCTACTGGTGGTGGTGGTGGTGGAAAATTTGGTTCATGTGGAGTTATTGGTGGATCAGGTGGTGGAGGTGGTCATAAAACTGGTGGTGGAGCTGGTGGAATAGGTGCAGCTGGTATTTGTGGTCAAGGAAATGCCGGTGCTGATGGAACATGTTCACAAAGTGGTGGTGGCGGAGGAGCTGGTGCAGCCGGTTCTGGTAAAAATGGTGGAAATGGTTTAGCAAATTCTATTTTAGGGCCCTCTACAACTTACGCTGGTGGTGGAGGTGGTAGTGCTTGTAGTGGTGGTGGTGGAAGCGGAGGCTCCGGTGGTGGTGGAAATGGAGGTGATGACCCTAGCGGTGGTGTTCAACCTGGTACAGCTAATACAGGTGGTGGTGGAGGTGGATCAAGAGATCCGGGTGACACTAGTTCTGGTGCTGGTGGAAGTGGAATAGTTATAGTTAGAGGTCCAAGTGCTAGAACATTCGCAGTATCACCAGGAGCAAATTCAACATCAACTCACCCTGGTGGAGACAAATTAGCTACATTCACAGTTTCAGGAACATTGACAGTTTCATAATAGATGCTATATTAAGTTCATAAAGATATATGAATTTAACTAATTATTACTGGTATTTTCAATCAGTTGTACCCTCTCGTATTTGTGATAACATTGTAAAATATGGTCAACAACTTCAAGATCAAATGGCTAGAACTGGTGGCTATGATAATGTTAAAAAATTAAATAAAAAACAAATAAAAGATTTAAAAACAAAAAGAGATTCTAATATTGTTTGGATGAACGATAGATGGATATACAAAGAAATACAACCATATGTGCATCGAGCAAATGCAAGTGCAGGTTGGAATTTTCAATGGGATTTTAGTGAGTCTTGTCAGTTTACAAAATATAGAAAGGGTCAATACTATGATTGGCATTGTGATAGTTGGGACAAACCTTATGCTAATGAAGGTCCTACACAAGGTAAAATAAGAAAACTATCTGTTACAGTTACTTTATCTGATCCAAAAGATTATAAAGGTGGTGAGTTAGAATTTGATTTTAGAAATTTAGATCCTAATAAAAAAAGAAATGTTATGAAATGTAAAGAGATATTGCCTAAAGGATCTTTAGTTGTGTTTCCTTCATTTGTATGGCATAGAGTATGTCCAGTTAAAAGTGGAGAAAGAAACAGTCTAGTAATATGGAATTTAGGATGGCCATTTAAATAAAGGAGAAATATGAAAAAGAAAAAAGCTAAAGCTAAAAAACAAAAAATAAAAAAAGAAGTTGTAAGTTATCCTAAACAATTAAAATTAGAAGAATTTTTTAAATGTCCTGTATGGTTTGCAGATGAACCTAAATTTGTAGATAGTTTAAATAAAGCATCAGATCCATATATTGAAATAGCTAAAAAAACACTAAAACCTGAGATAGATAAACGTAATAAAAAATTTGGTGATAAAGGAGACATGGGTCATGTATTTCATTCTACATCATTAATAGGTGATCCAAATTTTAAACAATTACAAGATTACATAGGTGCAACAGCACATAACTTATTAAATGAAATGGGTTTTGATTTATCTCAATATCAAGTATTTACTACAGAAATGTGGGTACAAGAATTTGCAAAAAAAGGTGGAGGACACCATACTTTGCATACACATTGGAATGGTCACATATCTGGTTTTTATTTTTTAAAAGCAGATGAAAGCACATCTTTACCTTTATTTGAAGATCCAAGACCAGGTAATGTTATGAATTTATTACCAGAAAAAGATAAAACAAAAGTAACATATGCTTCATCCGCAATAAATTATAAAGTTGAACCAGGTAGAATGATATTTTTTCCATCATATTTACCTCATCAGTACATTGTAGATATGGGTTATAATCCATTTAGATTTATACATTGGAACTGCCAAGCAATACCAAAAGGAGTATTAAATGTCGTTTAAACATAATAAGTATACAGTATTAAAAAAAGCTATCTCACCAGAACTAGCAGAGTTTGTTTACAAATATTTTTTAAATAAAAGAAATGCAGCGAGATTTTTGTTTGATCAAAAATATATATCACCATTTACAGAGTACTTTGGCATATGGAATGATGACCAAGTACCAAATACTTATTCACATTATAGTGATATTGCAATGGAAACTTTATTAACTGAAGTAAAACCAGTAATGGAAAAACACACTGGACTTAAATTAAGTCCTACATATTCCTATGCAAGGATATATAAAAAAGGTGATGTGTTAGCTAGACATAAAGATAGATATTCATGTGAAATATCTACAACATTAAATTTAGGTGGTGACCCATGGCCTATTTATCTTGATCCAACAGGTAAAGAAAAACAAGCTGGCGTTAAAGTAGATCTTAAACCAGGAGATATGTTAATATATTCTGGTTGTGATTTAGAACATTGGCGAGAAGAATTTAAAGGTAAAGATTGTGGACAAGTATTTTTACATTACAACAAAGCTAACTCTAAAAATGCTAAAGAAAATTATTTAGATAAAAGACCTTTATTGGGTTTACCAGCCTGGTTTAAAGGCTTTAAGTTGACAAAATCTTAAAAACAGTCTATACATTAGACTTGCAGGGGGATGATCCACCACAGATTCCCTCTGCTTAAAACCTATTGAAATCACACACAATCTGATATAACACCTAGTAAACAGGTTTTAATATATGCTACAAAAACTAGGATTTTTACCCGGATTTAATAAACAAGTTACACCCACAGGAGCTGAATCACAGTGGACTGATGGACAAAATGTACGTTTTAGATATGGTACACCCGAAAAAATTGGTGGTTGGAATCAATTAGGTGAGTCTAAGTTAACTGGAGTAGCAAGAGGATTGCATCATTTTGTTAACTCTGCTTCTACTAAATTTGCAGCAATAGGCACAAATAGAATTTTATACGCATACTCTGGTGGTGTGTTTTATGATATACATCCCTTAGTTAATCCATCAGGTACAGCTCTTACAAATTGTTTTTCTACTACCAATAACTCACCAACTGTTACTATAACATTTTCTGGCACAACTACTTTTCAGGCAGGAGACATTATATTATTTGGTGATGCTTCTACATTTTCATCTATAACAAACTCTAATTTTGGAGCAGCTGATTTTGCTGACAAAAAATTTATGGTTACGAGTGTACCAACAAGCTCTAGTATTACAATTACAATGCCTAGTAGTGAAACAGGAAGTGGTGCTACTCTTTCTGGAGGTATAACTTTTTTTCAATATTATCATGTTGGACCAGCTGAACAGTTAGGAGCTTTTGGTTGGGGTATATCACTATGGGGTGGATCTGTTTTAGGTGCAGCTACAACAACTTTAGATGGAGCCATTGGTAGCACAAGTGGTGGTAATAATGGTTCTGCAACAGAAATAACATTAACTAGTGTTACAGGTTTTCCTTCAACGGGAACTAATTTTGTTCAAATAGGATCAGAAGAAATATCTTATACGGGTATTACAGGAACTAAATTAACTGGTATAGGTAGAGCAGCTAGAGGAACTACGGCTACCACACATTCTAATGGAGCAACAGTTACAAACACATCTCAATTTACAGGGTGGGGTTCACCAGCAGCTAACACTGATAAAGTTACAGACCCTGGTTTATGGGCTCTTGATAATTTAGGATCTAAACTTATTGCATTAATTGTAGGTGGTGCTGCATTTGAATGGGATGGTGATGCAACTAATGCTACATCAACTAGAGCAACTCTTATATCTGGTGCACCAACAGCATCACGTGATATGTTAGTATCTACAACTGACAGACACTTAATATTTTTTGGAACAGAACAAACTATTGGAGATCCAACTACACAAGATGATATGTTTATTAGATTTTCTTCTCAAGAAAATATAAATGATTATACACCCACAGCAATCAATAGTGCCGGCACACAAAGACTGGCCGACGGATCACGGATCATTGGAGCTACAGTTGGTAGAAATGCAATATACGTTTGGACCGATACAGCTTTATTTACAATGCGTTTTGTAGGAACACCTTTTACTTTTGCTTTTGAACAAGTAGGAACTAATTGTGGCTTGATAGGTATGAATGCAGCTGTTGAAGTTGATGGTGCTGCATATTGGATGTCTGACAATGGTTTCTTTAGATATACTGGTAAACTAGAATCTATGGATTGTTTAGTAGAAGACTTTGTTTATGATGATTTAAACACAACATCTAATCAATTAATATATTGTGGTATTAATAATTTGTTTGGTGAAGTTGTTTGGTTTTATCCAACATCTACATCTAATGTAAATAACAGAGCAGTTTTTTATAGTTATTTAGATTCGACATCTAAACGTCCTATATGGTTTACAAATGATAGCACTCTTTTTGTAAGAAGTGCGTGGGAAGATTCTGCTGTATTTGGATTACCACATGGTACAAAATATAATGCAGATGATGATAATTCATTTGATGTTACTGGTAATACTGATGGCACGACAATATACTTTGAACACGAAACAGGTGTTAATCAATTAGAAGCTGGAGCTGTTACAACAGCTATTCCTGCTGATATTACTTCTGGAGATTACGATATTACACAAAAAGTCGTTAGAGGAGCTGCAACTAATTTAGGAGATCTTAGAGGTGATGGTGAAAACATTATGCGAGTTAGTAGAATTATACCTGACTTTATTGCTCAACAAGGTAACACAGTTGTACAATTAGATTTACGAAACTATCCTAATAACACAGCAGCTAGTTCATCTCTAGGACCATTTACCATTACATCATCTACAACAAAAGTAGATACACGAGCAAGAGCAAGAGCAGTAGCTCTTACAATAAAAAATACTGCTGTAGATACAAGTTGGAAGTTAGGAACTTTTAGGTTAGATATACATGCTGGAGGAAGACGATAATGATTGATAAAAGAATGATGTACTCACAAGGTCAAAGAGTTGCTAAAACTTTAGATGGTTCAAGACCTGGTTATGCCGGTCCTGCAGGAGGAGCATCGGCTGGAGGAAACTATGGAGGGGATAGTTCTGGTGGAGTTGGCGCCAATGAAATGTCAGGTGCTGGTCCTAGTAATACAGGGGGAAATAAATCAGATGCTAGAGATAGAGCCATATCTAATCAATATAAAAATATGCCTACACCAACAGTTACAGTAGGTGAAGATAAATTTGGTAATCCTATAACATTTAAAACTACTTATACTGAGAGACGTAATAGACAAAAAAATTTAGATGCATTAAATAAACAAGGAATTAGTTCTTTTGATCCTAGAGTTATTAAAAAAGGTTTTAATTTTTTAGATCCAAGAAATCTTGTAACTAATTTTGCACCTCAACCAAAAAATCCTTTTAGTTTTAAAAATATAGCTACTAACATCATATTAGGAATTGTAGCTCCACAATTATTAGGACCTAAATTTGCAACAGGTATGAAGGCTTACAACATAGCAAAAACAGCATCAAAATTTGCTAAAGATATTAATTTAACCGATAAAAATGTTCTTGAGTCTTTTACTGATAATCTTAAAAGTAATTTTTCAAATGAATCTAGTGATCTTGGTAAAGGAAAAAAATCTACAACTCAATCTTCAATAGACGAAGATCTTTCTAAAATAGGAAATGGAGATGGTGGTCTAGAGTCTTTAGCAAACGTAGATTCACTTAATCAAGAATATTTACTATTATTAAATAAGTTTAACTCTGGAAACTTTACAGATTCAGATCAAGTAAGATTTACTTTGTTAAAAAATATGTTAGGAAAATAATGGCTAAAATAATACAATCATTAACTAGAGCAAGCGCAGAATATGAAGAAGATGTAGCACAATCACTTGTGCGAGATTTAGATGCAGTATTAGAAAAATTAAATACAACGTTTCAAGAAGAATTAAAACAGGAGATAGAAGCTAGAAGTTTCTTTTTAGATTAATGGCAGTAATAAACGAATATAAATTTGTAGGATTAAACGCTAATACAGACAACACAGAAAAAAATCCTTTTGGCACTAACAATCCTTTAGTTAGTGAAACATATGTAATTAAATCTATTTTAGTTTCATCTGCTGGAACACCTAGTCCAACAGTAACCAACAATGGTATTGTAGTAATTAAATCAGCAGCTTTAACAGCAAATGTAACAAAAGAATTATTAACTGAACCACTAATAGTGGTGGGAGGAACAACATTAACAATCAAAGCAGGTAGTGCAGATGCTTTTACATTTGGCGTTAGCTATCTAAACATTAAGAAAGAGGTAACAACATAATGATTGAATTAACACCAGAAAAGATAATAACTACAATTAAAAACAAGAAAACAGGAGAGGTATACGAGACTGAAGAAGCATTAAAAGCTGCAAATATTCCAGAAGAAGACGTGCAAAGAGATGTAACAGTTATTATGCCAGCTCTTGATTTAATAGGAAAAACACAGTAAAGTGGCAAAACCATGGCAATAACAGATATATCAATTTCAGAAGAATTAATGACTAACGCACCATCTATTAAATATAGAGGAAACGAAGGTCCTAAATCTCCACAAGAAATGAAGATGATGATGGTAGATGCTTTATTAGATGAAGAGTATGACAAATATATCTATGATTTATTAGAGCAAAGACCTGATGCTACACCAATGAGCAAAGAAGAATTTAGAAGAATGATTATTGGAGAAGGTATGATGAGCGGTGGTAATCCATTACCAGAAGATCCAACAAAACCAGTTAATCCTTTTGCACCTAAACCAACAGGACCAACTTTACCTAACAGACAGATGGCAGCGTATGGTGGTATCATGGGTATCGATGGTAGAAAACAATATGGTATTGGATCGTTCTTTCAAAAATATATTAAAGATCCAATTGAAGTAGCTATTACTGGAAAATCTTTTGAAGATTTAGAAAGAGAATCACAAGCAAGAGTTGATAGAGAACCAGAAGGTTATGAAGGTGTTTTTGATCGATTATTTAAAGGTGAAAAAAAGACAGACGACCAAGGTAGAGAATATCGTACGGGTGGTGTACAAGAATATATTTTACCTGCAATAGGTGGTCTTACTGCAGGTTTGTTTACTAAAAAAAATAAAGATGGATCACAAGGTGGCCAACCCACTGCAGATGAAACAGCATTAATGTTAGCTGATCTTAAAAAATCTGCAAACATATTAGATCAAAAACAAGGTTTAGCAGCAGGGTTAAATTTCTTACCGGCTGTATCTGCTAGAAAATTTACACCAGAAGAAATGATTGAAACTTATAAAACTACAGCAGCTAACGGTGGTAGAATAGGATTTGAAAATGCAGGTTCTGTAGTTGATGAACAAACTACAGCAATGATTTTAGATATGAATAATAGAGGCATGGATGTAGATACAATTTCTACAATGACTCAAACAGATGCTAACACTGTAAATGCTATACTTTCTGCACAAAATCAAAAAGCCGAAGGTGGGATCATGGACCTTGGTGGTTTAGAAAAAGATTATAGAGCTGAAGGTGGATTTGTTCCAATAGGTAAACGAGAAAAAGCAGATGACGTGCCTGCAAGAGAACAAGTACAAAATTTACCACAACAATACGTAACAGACCTTGGTGTTGATTACGGAAAACAATTAGCAGGTTTAACTGCAATACCATTAGATACAGCTAAACTTGCACCGCAAGTAGCAGCACAAGACCCAATGCAGCAACAAGCTGCATCATTAGCAGCATCAGGTGTTGGAGCGTATCAACCTTTTCTTACACAAGCAGGAGCATACTCTGGACCAACAGGTTACCAAAGTTTTATGTCTCCGTATCAACAAGATATAATTGATACGACACTAGCAGACTTTGATAAACAAGCAGCAAAAGATATGACGGGTATCGGATTGTTAGCTGCTCAAACTGGTAACTTAGGTGGTGGTAGAGAAGGTGTCATGAGAGCAGAAACAGCAACACAATCTAATTTAGATAGAGCTGCATTACTTGCAACACTAAGACAACAAGGATTTAACACAGCACAGAATTTAGCTAACAGAGCATTTGGTCAACAAAGAAACTTAGCAGGAGATATAACAGATTTCCAAACAGCAGATATTAACCAGTTGGGTCGATTGGGCGGTCTACAACAAGCACAACAACAAGCATTATTAGATGCGCAAAGAGAAGCAAATAGATTAGAAGCATTTGAACCTTATGAAAGGTTGAATACATATGGTTCTGGAGTTGCAAGTCTATTCTCTGGTAATGCACCGTTTGGTCAACAATCAACAATTACACCAAACCCAACACCATTACAAACAGCTCTTGGAACAGCTAGTGTATTAAGTGGTATATTTGGTGGTGGTGGTAATAAATCAGGTAGAGCATTCGATTACGTATAGGATAAACGATGAACAGAATAATGCGAAGACCAATGTTTAGAAAAGGCGGTAGTGCTGGTGAAGGTATTACTTCAGGCCTAGCTCCTAGACAAGGTTATCAAGATCCTGCAGGAACAGTTCAAAAAAACGATTTATCTAAAGTAAATCTTAGAGACATGAACATGCAACAGATTAAAGATCTAGCAGACAGCATGGCTTTTCAAGCACCACCAATGGCGCCTGATACATCATTAAGAGATTTTAAAATAGACTTTGGTTTAGATTTATTATCGAGATCACCAAGTGGAAACATATTTCAAACAGCAGGAGCAGCAGCTAAAGAACCATTTGCTAATTTTAGAACAAGCAGAGCAGCTTTCAACAAAGCAGCACAAGAGAGAGCAATTAACAGATATAATAGTCAAACGGGAATGTTTGAAACGTTACTTGGTGCACAGGCTGACATCCTTGGATCAGATGGTGGATCTAGAATGTTTGCTAAACAAGCAAACGATGCAGAGATACAAGCTCTTATGACTGAACTGTTTGAATTAGATGCAAATCAAAAAACAGATCAAGCTTTATCTGATGAAGATTATGCAAAACAACAAGCTATTTTAATGCAAAGATTAGTAGGATACACAGGTAAAAACCCTGCGGTAACATCTTTGTTTGGTAACAAAGAACAAGCAAACCTTGTTATTACATCAATACAAAATGATATAACAAACAGTGAAGCAATAATTAAAGTTGAAGGACCTACAGGAGAAATGATAGAAGTAGTAGAAGGCGAATACGCTAATGAAAATCCTAAGTACATTGCAGAAGAAACAGCTAAAAGATATATAGAATTATATAATAAAATGATAAAAGATTCTATGGGTCTAGCAGAAGGTGGTAGAGCTAAGTTTAATATGGGTGGTGGAGCAGATGTAATGGAAGAACAAATACAAGTTACAGAAACACAACCAAAAGAAACTGCACCAACAGGAGACAGTTTATCTTACGAAGAATTAAGAGCAAGATTACCGAAAGAAGTAACCGATGACATCATAGTAATTCTAGCAGAAAGCCCACAAGCATTAATAGATTTTGCAGAAATACAAACACAAACGGATGTTGATGAATTCAATATGAAGTACGGAGTAAATTTATCTTTACCGTCAGGAGCGTAAAATGGCCGACGAAAAAAAAGAAAAGCGAACGCTTTTAGGTGATATCCAAAAAAATATCATAGATAAAATTGGTAACGAAAATATTATGGAAGGTGATATTACACGTTACAAAATTCCAGAAAAATTATCTGAAGTACCTATTAAAACTATTGAACGAAAGAAAAAGAAAGTAATTGAAAACGAAAGTGAGTTTGAAAATGCTTTTAATTACGCAATGCAAAAAGCGTATGATAGAAGCAAACTTCCTACTAAATATACTAAAGAAGGTTTACTACAGGCAGCACTAACATTTAACCCTGTTACTATGCCATCAATGTTAGCTTTGTATGAACAAAAACAAAAACCAGAAGAATTAAAAAAAAGAAAATATATAGAAGGTTATACAGACATAGCTAAATCTATTATGAGAGGTGGTCCTAACTTTGTGCAATCAGCTAGTGAGTTTGTACTAACACCCATTGACTATGTATTTGATACAGACTTTCAAACTAAGTTTAATAAGATTATGGATACTAAAGAAGTTTTAGGTGAAGCAGAAACTTTACCTGGAGCATTGTCCGAATTATTAACTGAATATGCAGTGCCATTAAGCGCTGCAACTAAAATTGTTAATGGTGCAAAATCTTGGAAAAAAATTAAAAACTTACAACAATACATGGGCACAAGTAAAGCATCTAAAATTGCACAAAGAATGACAAGAGATGCAACTATACTGGGTATAGCAGAAACCATGGTAAGATCTGGATCTGATCCAAATTTAGACTATGGTTTTATAGTTCAACCTGAATCTACAAAAGGATTAAAAGGAAGAGAATTAGCACTAGCCACTATTAAAAATAAATTTAGATACGCAAAAGAAGGCACATTGATAGGTGGTGGCTTTCCACTAGGTGCAAAAATATTACAACAGACATATAAATATGGAGCTAAACCTGTAATCAAAGGTAGTTTAAATGTAGCTGGTAAAACTGTAGGTGGTGTTGCTAAAGTTGCAAGTATGGATAAGTATGTATTACCAAACATGGCCAAAGGATTAAGGTACACTGCAGTTAAACCATTAGAAAAAGTTGTAGCACCTATTATAATTGGAGCATGGACCAAGACTAATCCTCTTAAAGTTGCAAAACAATTACCACCATTTAATGAGTGGAGAATGTTAACTAAAACTAATCCTAACAAAGTATTATCACAAACAGCATCATTAGATGATTTTTTATCTAACTTTAGATCGTTTGCTAAAGACACATTAGAAATGGGTTTAATAAAAGAATCATTAAGAAATACAATTAAAGGAAAAACAAAAAGAATAAATAAAGCGTTAGATGATTTAGATAAATCTTATTATGAACTAGCTCAAGGATTTCAAGGAAAATATAATCAAGGTATTACATCTAGAGTCGGACAAAAGTATGATTTAGATAAAGTTACAGAATATTTAAAAGGCCAAAGAAAATTAGAAGACTTACCTAAAGAGTATAGATTTTCTGCAAAAGACATTAATAAAAATATGGATGAACTTAGAGAAGCTTTAGCAAAAGCATTACCAAACAATCAAAAGTTTGCTGATTTTAAAAAAGATTTATTAAATAGAGGCAATAAATATATGAGAGCATCTTTTGATATATTTGAAAGACCAATGTATCAACCATTAACTAAAGACAAAGAAGCAGCTGTAGATTATGTATTAAAAAAAGTAGTTCGATTTAACAAAGATTTTAAAGAAGCTGCAGCATTAGAGTTTCCTAATTTGACTAAAGAAGCTGCATTAAAAGAACAGGCAAAAAGAATTGTAGAAAATATTTTATACACAGGTCGTGCAGAAAAAATGGATCCAATTACCGCACTTAGAAAAATAGGTCTTAAATTTTTAAGAGATGATAACTATAAATTTTTAAAACGAGGTGAAGAATTACCAGATGTTATACAAAAGTTATTGGGTAAAGGAGACAACTTACGATCATCAGTGGCAATGACTACAGCAGAAATGATGAGTCAAGTGTACACTAAAAGAGCTTATGATAATTTATCAAAAGTTTTACAAGACTCAGGACAATTAGTTAAAACAGAAGCACAAGCCATGAAGTTTCCAGGATACGAACGAATAAATAAAATACCTGGTCTTGGTGTACTAAGTAGTGACATTCAAGGAATGTTTGCATCAAAAGAATTAGCTAACGCATTAAAAAATACCAGAGGTCCATTAGATAAATTAATTGAAGCATCTATTTACCGACACATACTACAGTTTAAAGTTTTAACACAGATGGGTAAGACAGTATTTTCACCACAAACTCAAGTTCGTAATGTATACTCTGCAGGGTTCTTTCCTTTTGCAAGAGGACACATAGGTGGAAATTCAAGTGTATCAGACTCATTTAAAATTGTATTAGAAGATATATTTCCTAAAGGAAGAATAACAAAAGAAAAATTATTTGATTTTGTAGAAAAAGAAATATCACTAGGTACGATGGATGAAAACATTATATCATCTGAACTTGGTGCGGTGCTTAATGATATTAAAGGTGGTGCTGTAAATACATTAGACGAATTGTTTGAAGCGTTTACTAAGAAACCATTAGTCAGAGATGCAACACGATTATATGCAGGTGGTGATTCTTTATGGAAAATTTATGGCAGACAATATGTTAAGTCACAAATGACTGAAATATTACCTACAATTCCTAAAGCTTTAGAATATGCTAATCACATGGGTTTAAAAATAGGACCTATTAATCCTCTGACAGGTGCTAAACGTACATTAGATAATGTACTAGATGAAATATCTGCACATGAAATTAGAAACGTGTATCCAACATATAGTAAAGTACCACCAGCAATTCAATCTATTAGAAAATTACCACTTGGTAACTTCGTTGCCTTTCCTGCAGAGATCTTGCGTACTGCAACACGGATCATGGATTTTAATCTTAAACAAATGGCACACTCTAACCCTAGAATAAGACAGATGGGTATTAAGGGAGCAATTACTACACCTTTAGCGTTTGGTGGTCTAGGTGTTGGAGTTACAGCTTTAAGTCAAGCATTAACAGGTACATCACCTGAACAATGGCAAGCATATCAAAGATCATTTGCTGCTGACTGGGATAGAAATGCCAACCTTGTAGCATTTACTGCCTTTGACAAAGGTAAAGCTAAAGCATTTAACTTTTCATATTTTAGTCCATATGATTTTTTACAAAAACCATTAAACGCTGTATTGCAAAAAGCAGCTGATCAAAATTTAAGTGAAGAAGATACTTCTGAGTTTGTATTAAATATGATGTTAGCTCCCGATGGACCAATTATGGAAATGTTAAGACCATTTATATCTGAGCAATTAGGACTAGAGGCTTTATTAGATGTGCAACCAGGTGGCATATTACTTGGAGGTAGAGGGGGTAAAACTTCTGAAGGTGTTAGAATTTATTCTGAATCTGATGACATTGGAGATAAAGTTCAAAAATCATTTATGCACTTAATGAATGCAGTAGAACCTGGTTTAGTATCAACAGCACAAAAAATGATAAAAGGTGCGACAGGTGATTTAACTAAAGGTGGTCAACCGGTTAATTTAAAAGATGAATTAATTGCATTATTATCTGGAGTTAGAATAATTAATATAGATATATTAAAATCTATGGAATACAAAACCGGTGAGTTTAACAGATTAATGAGGGCTATTGATGACACTGAAAAAATATATTCTCCTCAAAATTATAAATCAAGAGGACCAGAAGTAATACTTCAAGAGTATAATCAAATGCAATTAGAAGGATATAAAATACAACAAGATTTTTATAAAATGATTGTTGATGCAAAAACTATTGGTTTATCTAATTTAGATATTAGAAAAAAATTAAAAGAACAAGGTGTAGGTAGTAAAATGATAAATAATTTAATGAACGGTATATTTACACCTATTAATTATTCTGATCCTAGATTTAAAAAGAAAGTTAAGGCAGTAAAACAATTAGCTAAAGATAAAACAAAAGAAAGTTCTGATTACATATATATTGTAGATGAAAATTATTTATATCCTAAACTTCAATTAAACTTATTAAAAAATAGTTATAGATTTAAAAAACTAGATCCTGAAGGTAAATTAAAAGTATACAAAGAAGGTAAAAATCCTAACGTTGGTGGAATATTTGGGAAATTTTTTAAAGAGGGACCTGGATTAATACAACGTGGTAAAAATTTAATTAACAAAGTTTTACCTGGTGAACCTATGAGTAAAATACAAACACCACCATTACCAAACACACCAATGCCTAAAAAAATGGCAAGTAATACGCAACAAATTAACCCACAAACTAACTTGACACGTAACGAGGAAGCATTACTATCTCCAACAGAAAAGGTAATAAAAGAAATGCAAGAACGAATTAAAAGATTAGAATATTGGATAGTTGGAGGTATGGGAGCTGTCCTTATAACTTTACTCACGGATATATCATGAATCTTTCACGAAACTTTACACTTTCAGAATTAACTAAATCGGATACTGCAATACGTAGGGGCATTAATAACAACCCTAGTGCAGAACAAGTAGAAAAATTAAAAGCATTGTGCGAAAATATTTTACAGCCAGTGCGGGACCATTTTGGCAGAGTAAAAATAACCAGCGGATTTCGTAGCGTAGAGTTGTGTGAAGCCATTGGCAGCTCGGCACGATCGCAGCATGCAAAAGCTGAAGCCGCAGACTTCGAATGTATTGGCGTAGATAACGCTGAACTTTTTGATTGGATCAAATCTAACCTTTCACCAGACCAGCTCATACTCGAGTACTACACGCCCGGCGAACCTAACAGTGGGTGGATACATTGCAGCTGGATTGAAGGAACACCACGAGCATCTTATTTACATGCTTACAAATTTGAAGGTAAAACTAAATATAAACCAATACTAGGTAAAGCAAAAGACCTAGTGTAAAAATTACAGCGCGCGTCGCATGTATATCCTATTATATCCATGACTTTAATTCTTCTCCTAAAACTTCTGATGCTATGTTTATTTTTTTACGGAGAGCTTTTACGATTTTCTCATCTACTGTCTCTTTAC